CACGGGCGAGATCACCGCGATGAAGCTCGACGTGGGCACCACGAGCGCCGCTGACGAGGATGGAAGCGATGGATAGCTCAGCTTGAAGAACGGGCCGGTGGCGTTGGTGGTGTAGGCCACCTCCACGAACGCCCCCGGCGCGGTGGTGGCCGACAGCACCGTGAACGACAGCGAGAGGGCATCACTCGTGTCCCAATACGTCACCGGCCCCGTGGAGGTATCCAGCGCGGAGGTCGTCTGGATCTGCGTGGGGAACTGGATAATCAGACTCGGCGAATTGGCCATTAGGTTACCTCATGGGCGCGGCGCGCTTTCTGCCGTGGGGTCTCACGCAGCATGGATCGCGACCCCGTGCGGCGATGCAGCGTGCTCACGTGGCCGCAGGGGGTGGGGCGGTTGAGGGGGCCGGCAGCGGGGGCACGAGCACGAGATCGGCGCCGTGGTCGATGCCTTCGGCGATCTGCATCAGCGCTTCGTCCTCGCGCATGGCGCCGAGCATGACGTGCAGCTCATTGCTATGCTGCTCGGCCTTCGCACGGTACTCATCGCGCCGCGCCGTCATCAGCGCCTTGTAGCTCGCCGAGGGTCGCGCGTCGATGGCGTAGCCGTAGCGCCGGTATTGCTTGAGCAGGCTGGACGCGCTCGGCACGTAGACGTTCACCCCTCGGCCCTCGAGCAAGCCGATCCAATACTCCGCGCAGGCTTTCTCGAAAAAGTATTCATCGCCAATGGCGAGGTTGATCCCGTAGAGATGCACTTCCTCGAAGCCTTCCAGCCCCGCCACCGCCAGCATGAATGCCGGGGACGAGGTGAAGTAGTCGCGATGACGCGGCCCCGCCGAGGCAATGGCGGCTTCGATGGGATAGCGCACCGCGTTGGGGATCTCCGGGTTCGTCTGGATCATGTAGATCGGGAAATCGCGGACCGCGCTCAGCCAGGTCAGATAGGCGGGGTCGCGCACGTCCGCGGTCGCTTCGGGCATGTGCATCTCGAACCAGCGATCCGCGCGCCGATGCATGTGCAGATAGCCCTGATTCAGCCCCCAGATCTCGAACGTGGGATCGTTCCAGGGCACGAGATGCAGCGTGTTAGTGGCGAAGCCGACGATCGCGACCTTCTTGCGCTTCGGGCGCACCTCCACCACCGCCTGCTCGCGATCGAGGACCGTCACCTCGGCGCACACATTTGTCGTGTCGAACATGGCTGCTGCCTTTCTGCCCCCCTCCAGGGGCCGGTTAACTACTCGTGAAGTAGCCGCCGCCCACGCTGGAGAGCTGCTGCACCCAGTCATGGACCGAGGACCAGACCATCAGCGTGCGGCTCGAGGAGTTCCACGCGATGGCGGCGCCCATGCCGCTCATGGGCGGTTGCACGAGGGGATCGCCGGCCGTGGTCGCCGTCACCGACCACAGGCCCGTCGTCTGGGGGATGTAGATGAAATTGGCCTTGGGCACCGTCCCGGCGACCGTGGAGAGCACCTGGGCCGCGGGACCGAGCGTGGAGCAGGCATCGCCAGCCTGCACGAGAGCCACCCCGGACGGAACTGGACGCGGACCCGTAATGGTCGTCGAGGGCGTCCATGCGCCCCCCAGGATGAGCCCACGGATGCCGGTGTAAGCCAGGCCAAACAGCGAGGACGTTGAGTGAATGAACGGCAGCGGCATGACAGACTCCTTCGCCCGGGGTCATGTCCCCCGGGCACTCGGATCGTGACGAATTAGAAACGCTTGTTATGAGGCGCCGCTGCTCCCGTACACGCCTCTCCAGTCGGACCAGCCGCGCTTCCAGCGGGCGCGGATCTTGACGCTCATGCTGCTGGTGCTGAAATCCCAGTCGTGCAGCACGTTCGGCCGTTCCCGCCAGTAGGTGCGCACGTTGTGCTTGGTGGGTTCGGCGAGCAGATACCACGAGTTCGCATCGGTGAGGTACGGCGTGGCGACGACCACGAGGCCGTCGTCCTTGAAGGCGTTCAGCGCGTTGTCGGCGGTGTCAGCCCTCAATTCACTGCCGATCATCTCCATAGCGAGCCACTTCGCGCCGTAGGGCACCAGCAGCACCTTGGGGCGGTAATGCACGAGCTTGCCCGCATCGTCGCGGGTGTTGGCGATGTCGGTGAGCCCCACGCGGAGCTGCGCGGTGGACAGATCGCCGTCCGTGGTGGGCCGGTTCTGCCCCGTGCCGCCGCCGATGAGCGGATGCGCGGTCGAGAAGAGCGCCACGCCATCGGGCGAGCCCACCGTGGAGGTGAACCCGTTGTTGATGATGTTGGCGTGATCCACGTCATACGTGTAGTTCATGCTGCTGCCGAGCGCGCGGGCAGCGTCCGACACCACTTCCTCTTGCTCATCGTCCAGCGCCTCCTTCGAGGTGCGGAACGCGAGTTCGTAGGTATCGGCCTGGTACGTCGCGTCGAAGCCGCTGGCGAGGTCCTCATACGTGACCGGCGCGCCTTCGGCCTTCACCGGGACGACGCTAAAGCTGGCTACCGTGGTGGTGCGGACGAAGGGCTTATTGCCCATATCGCGCACCTTGAGGATGCGCTGGAACACGCCCGCTTCGATCGGCATCTCGTCGAACAGCACATCCTCGAGAAATGCCACGCGGCTGAGGTACAGACTCGGAAGGGTTGTCCGTAGAGTTGGCATAGTGGTTTCCTCGGCTCCTTTATGTGGTCACGTGGCCGAGGCCGAAGCCGGCGTTGTAGAGGTGGAAGTCGGGCTTGAGGAGCAGCTTGCGCGTCTCCCCGGTGGTGGTCGCCGTGGCCGCCGCAATGGTGGACCAGGCGTTTTCGACCGGATGCAGACCGATGAGCCGGAACCGGAACGAGGCATCCGACCCCGAGGAAGCCGTGACGCCCGAGATGGCCATCACCGAGCGCCCGATCGTGGGATTGGCGCCCGTGGAGCCGGTGACGCCGGTTGCGGCAACCTGGAACGACTTGCCGATGTGGTTGCCGGCGCCGATGACGCCGCTGGAGGTATCGCCGGAGTAGAAGATCGTGTTGGGATCGTCATAGACCGCCACCGTGCGGGTACTGAGCACCCTGGGATCGGCGGCGGTGGAGCCATCACCCGCGATGACGCGGCTGGCGGCAATCCCGAGCGTGAATTCCGTGGCGGCGCGCGATGCCACGACGCGCACGGTGTTCTTGTCGGTCGTGAGGCAGACCAGATCCCCGATGTTAATATTGCTCGCCTCGGTGCTCGAGACGAGATAGACGCGGATGCGGGGCGGGGCCTGATCCTCCGCGGGCTGGAATCCGAAGTAGTTCGCTGTAGCCGGCTGCAGATAGGGCATAGGCCCCCTTAGCTCGTCAGCAGATCAACCGCGTTGATCGGCACGAACTGATGCGTTCTGAGGTTGACGACCCACTTGCGCACGTTGGCAATGCCCGTAGCGCCGGTGGCGTACACGTTGTTCTCGCAGGGATGCAGGAACTGGATCATCACCTGGCCCGCCGAGGACGCCTGGACGGCGCCCGAAATGGCCATGACGGAACGGCCGAGCGTGGCATTCACGCCCGTGGAGCCGGTGACGCCGCTGCCGCTGACGAAGTAGCTGAGGCCGATGCCGCTGGAGCCGACCGCGCCCGAGCTGGAGTCGCAGATGGTGAAGAGCTGGTTGGGCGAGTCGTAGATCAGGCACTTATTGTTGTTGGTGATCGTGGTCGACCCGAGGTTAGCGCCGAAGAACTGCGCGGCCACACCGATCACATTCGCCGCGAGCGCGGTGCCGCTGGCGGTTGACCCGCTTTTCACCGTGTTGCGCGAGGTGAGAATGCAGAGATCGCCCGCGGCAATCTGGCCCTCGCTGGACGAGACCGGGTAGGCATTGACCTGCACTTCGATCCCGTTGCCACTGAACGGCAGGAACCCGAAGTAGTTGGCTGTTGCTGGCTGCAAAAGCGCCATAGGGAATCCTTATGCGGCTAGTCGGTCGGGTTTTTGATGCTCGCCGACGTATGGGTCGGGTGGGTGGCTGAATCGAGGTGCACGTAGGGACCGTAGGCACCTCGGTTGAATTCCTCTTTGAGGCTGGACACCTTGTCGACCGCTTGCTGGGTCTGGCGCTGCGTGGCTTCGCGATGCTTCTTCTGGAGGCTTTCGTACCACGAGCGGTACATCCAGGTGAGAATGTCGCCCTTTTCGCCGCCGCGCCGAATGTTGCCATCGGGCGCGAGCATCTGCGCCACCTTAACCTTCACCTTCGGGTGGCCCGCCGTGACGGGCTTCCACTCGCGCCAGCCGGCCGATTCGAGCATCCGGGGATTGATCCAGTAGAGCACCCAGTTGTCGGGCACCTCCACATAGCGCCGCGCGTCGGAATCGGCGAAGTTGCGATCCTCTAACTCCCACGGCGGGGGGCCTTCGTCGAGGTCGATATTGCCCGATGGGCCAGACCATTGGGCCGAGGTGCCTTGCGGCCCCTCTCTGAGTACCTGGGCATCAGCGGGAATGGTGCCGAGCACCTCGGGGCGGGGGCTGTCGCCGAGCTTGTCTGCCATGGCGTTGAGACGGTCGGCGCGGCCCATGAGCGGGGTACGGCTGAGGTCGGGCATTCTTAAAACTCTCCCGAGGCGAGATTGGCGACGGCGCCGAAGCGCGATTCGCCGGTTTCCTGGCGCTTCACGAAGTTCTGTAGGGCTTTGGCCGGGTCCTTGATGTTCATCCGCTTCGCGATGGCGGCCTGTTCGGGAGTCACGCGAATGGTCCCAGCCTGTTGCGGGTCGTCTTGGCGCACGGTGGCGCCCGTCACCCCGGAATTGCCCGCACTCACGCGGCGGGCGCCCTCGCGGGCTCTGGCTCCCTGGGTATGCATTTCCGCCACGAGGTCGGGGCGGTCGGCAATCGCGGTTTTCACAGCCTCGAGATAGGTGGCCGGCGCGTTCGGGTAGCCCCGGCGCTGCAGGAGCGCCTGCGCGGCGTTGACCGTCTGCGTCAGCGCATGCTGCGGGTTGCCCAGCACGGGGTATTTCTGGTGGAGAATGCCGATCTGGCCCTCCACGAGGCTCTGGTGGTTCTCCTGGCCGCGCAATTCCTGGTAGGTCTGCGCCGCCATGCGCTTCTGGTGGGTATCGAAGGCGGCCTTGTCGCCGTTCTTCGCCAGCTCCCAGAGTTCATCGTCCGACAATGCGCCATGAGGGCCCTTGGCGGGGGCGGGCGCGGCCGGGCGGGCCTTATCGGCCTCCTGCTGGGCCATGTAGGAGAGCACCTGGTCAAATTTCTGCTCGAGCGAGCCCATTTTGCGGGAGAACTCGCCGCGGAGGTTCTCAATGGGGCGCTCGGGGGCGGGTGCCGCCTCGGGAGTGGGCGTGCCGTCAGTGTCTGTGGCCATCACAACCCTTCCGGTGAGAGGAATGCCGAGCGGGGATAGTTCCGGGCGGAATTGCCCGTTTTGGCGGCGATACCGCGAACTGAACGCCTGGCGTTCAGTAGGGATGCCCCAAATAACCTGACGTAGCTCGGCGCCATTTACCGCATGCCCGCCGAGCGGTTGCCCGGGTTGGCGGATTCACCACGATGGGGAGACTCGTTGCCTTCGGGCACGCCCGTGAGCGGCAGCTTGTCCCACGCGCCCTTCTTCTTGGGCGCGCCGAAGGACTTGTCGCTCACGTCCTTGGCGCCGCCGTGAACCTCGGTCTGCTGGTCGCCATGCTGGATCGGGTTCTTGCCGCCGCCCTTATGGGCCGCCCGGAGCCGGCTGACGCCGCTCATCGCTTCACGTTGGGGGCATGCGGGGCGTAGAACTCGTCGATGGCGGTCTGTGGCTTGCCATCCTTGAAGGGGTTCTCGGGGAACTTCGAGTTCTTGAACCCCTTCATCGCGTCGATCATGGCGCGCCGGTCGGACAGCGGATCCTTCTTGAACGTGACCGAGGTGGCGGTGTTCTCTTTCATCGCTTACCTCCTGCCTTGATGCCCTGATAGGACCCCTTGTCGTTCAGCCCGCCCACCACGCCGCCGGTCGTGTTGTTGCCCTTGGGCAGCGAGCCGACCTGCGCGTCGGTCTGGGCGAGGCGGGGCGAGTTCATGGGCATGAATGCGGGGCTGGGGCTACCATCACCCGAGTTCTTGATCTTGCGACCGAAGAACTTGGCACCATCGGCGTTGCGCTGCGCGGCGAGATCGCCCGAAGGGGAGCGGAGCTTAGCCATTAGAGTCCTCCTGAGAGGCTAGGGCCGGGAGATGGAGGTACCACGGGGCCGCCGATCCCAACGCCGGGAGGCGCAACCGCCCCGCCGCCGCCGACCCCGGGAGGCGCCACGGCCCCGCCCTGTCCCACACCCGGCAGCCCAACAGGACCGCCCTGCCCCACACCCGGAGGCGCAACGGCCCCGCCGCTCCCCGCGCCCGGCATCATGCTCGCGCCGATGGCCTGGAAGTTCGGCTGACCACCGCCCGCCTGCTGCATGTCGTGGAGCTGTCCCAGCGCGTTCAGCACATGAATCCAGCCCGGAAGCGGGTTGCCCCCTCCGGGCATGGGCATCGGCGTCGGCGCGGGTGGCATGCTCACGGGCGGGGCGCCACTCGGCGGCGCACTCGGCGCGCTCGGTGGCCGGGCTGCCGGTGATCTCGAGGGCGTATTCCGGCTCTTCGGCTTCGCAGGCATGTGGGGGTCCCCCTGCGCCTCGGTATAGCATAGTGTGCGATCCCATTCTCCACTTATTTTGTGGATATGGGCAGGGATGTCCCACATGCGACTTTAGTCCTACGTAGGATTACTGAGGAGTGAGCCCCGCGCCGAGCACTCGAGGGCTCACTAGCGCCCTCCCGGCTTTACGGAAAGTCGGACCCCCCCGGCGCGAGGCTCACCACCAAGTATAGCCTAGGGCCGGCGGGCGTGGGCGATCAACGTCTGCGGCAGGCGCAACACCTCGCGGATGCCCTCGATGCGGCCCTGGAGCTTTATCACGTCGTCCAGCGGCGCCTTGGCGAGGGCCTGGAGGTGCTGCTGCTCCACCTCGGCCACCTGCGCGAGGAATACATCCCAATCTTCGGTCGCGACGAGGCGCTGCAGATGGCTCGCGACGACCGCCTGGCGGGCGCGCTCGAGATCAGGCTCCGCGCGGAGGGTCATCGCGATCCAGGCTCCGTAGCGCCTTGGGGTCCCAGTGTTGCATCTCGCGCAAATGGTCCCATCGCACGAGCACCCGCCCCCCCTTCCAGCATATGACCGTCCCCCTGGATGTGGGGGTTGCCAGGGGGCTCACCCGCTCGCCCCGCTCAAACGTGCGGAGGGCCACTGGTCATCCCCGCGGGGCCACTCGGCCCCTGTGGCAAGCCCGCCGGCCCCGCTGCGCCGTTGGTCGGCGGCATCTGCGGCTGAGCCGCGCCCTGCTGGCCATTGGCCGCCTGCTGCCCTTGGGGCGCTGCACCGGGCGCGCGCTGACCCGGCTGGGGGCGCTGCTGCTGCGCCGCCTGCATCATCTGGATCTGCTGGACGAGCTGCATGGTCTCCTGCAAATGTTTCACGAGCAACGCGCGCACCTCGGGGCGCACGGCCGGGTCGGCGATGGCCTGCTGGTGCATCGCCAGATGGCGCATGATGTTCTCGCCCTGGACGGGGGCCACGTAGATCCCCGCGTTGAACATCAGCAGCTCCTCCTCGGGGTCGTGGACAGGCGCCTGATCCTCGAGATAGAGATCCGGGTCCTCGCCGAACGCCCGCAGGAACTTCTTGTAGGCGCGCCGCACGCCCTTGAGGCCGATCACACCACCCTGCATGGCCACGGGGTTCATCAGCGCCTGCATCACGGCGGTGGCGTCATCGCGCATCCGCTGGCGGTTCATGGTTTCGCTCGTCGCCGCCAGCCGCAGGTCGTAGGAGCCGCGAATCTCCGTCCGGTCCTTGATCTGGATCTGCGTCGGCTGCTTGCCGGTGACACGGAACTCCTTGTTTGGCGGGAGGTATTCTTGATCGAGTGCAAGGATGTCCGAAAACACACCAATCCAGAATGTCTGAAACGCAGTCATCGCCCCCTTGAACCGGAGGCCCGCTTCGCTTAGCAGGGTCTGGGTACCAGCCGCAGTGCGGGTGGCACCAACCCTGTTTGGTTGTCTTCCAATACTCAAATCGGTCAGACCAGTAAGTCGTTCGAAGTACTGCATCAGGACGGCTTCTTCCTGCTGCCCCCATGCGGGTTCCCCCTGGAATTTCGGGAAAATGATGTCCTGCACGCTATCGAGCGCGATGCCCTGCCCCGGGCGCAACTGCGGCGTGATATTTGGGAGCGTACTACTGCCGCGGTAGGCAAAGAAGGGCAGGTTCTGAATGGTGCCGTAATCTACGCGCTGGTTGTGGATCGCTTTGATCTCGTCATGAACGCCCT